GATTGACTCATGTACATCTTTAGCGGGATACACTTCAAACGGAACGATTACCGCTTACAGTTTGAATCTTAATTCTGATTACATCGCCGATAATCAAGCAAGTTCAACTATCTTTAAAATCCCAGCCGGAAACTTAAACAAATATATAACTAAAACTATAACCGTAGACGTAACCGGATATGAAGAAATTGTTTTCTGGGTATGGTCAAGAAATTTATCGGCAAGTGATTTTGATATGCCGTCTGATTATTATTATCAAATAGACTTTGGCGGTACTGCCTATTATGTCCCGACTAAAAGCCCTATGACTATGGTAGTACTATCTTGTACCGGAATGTCAGCACTAACAAGAGTACGAATAACAGCACTACATAATGTCGAAGATTACTTGCTTGTATCGTCTATCTGTGCAGTTAAAGAACAGAATCCATATGATGCTTACATCGGATTAAAAACTACTCTTGAAACTGAAATTGTTTCTAAATATGGAAACGGTTATCAGCTCGGCACGGTTACCGCAACCACGGGCGATAAATCAATAAATATAACCGGCTCAAAATATTTTCTTGAGCGATATGCTGTTATAAAAATCAGTGACGGTGTAAATTATGAAACTCACCAGATAGAAAAGAATGACGAGACTAATTTTTATTTTAATTCTTTATACGACGGCAAGACTATAAAACACGATTATACAAATGCAAATATATATTTGCAGTTCCCGGTTGAGTTTGGACAAGACACGATTGAAATAAGATTGCCGTCAATTACGATAAACGGAATTACTCCGGAACTTATAAGACGTGGTTCAGCGTTGGAAGATGTTTATGATTCTCATGTTGTCAGTGACGGGGATATTACTGTAAGAAGAGAAGGTGCGATTTTCAAATATCATTTCCTTTTAGATTGTGAAGCTCGACACGATGAAACACTTGCTATGCTTTCAGAAATTACAAGAAAGTTTTTAGCTAAAGAAACTCTATGGATAAACAACAAAAAATATAGAATGGTATGGGAAGGCAGTCCGACGGAAATTATGCCGACTGAAGCTTTTGACATAGTACCAAAAATTCAATATATGTTTTCAATGGAAATGATAGAAGGGTTATATGCCCGTCAATCATTGACTAAAGTAACGACTGATAATTTAACAGTGACAGCAAGCTAGAAGGAGAAAATAAATGGCTAAAGATAGTAGCGTAATAATTGAAGAGGGCGAAATGACAGTATCTATAAAGCCAACTTCGGGAGAAAAAAAATATCAAGTACAATTCAGAGAGAATCGAAGTTTTGAATTACACATAGGCAGAAACATGTATTGCTTTAATGCTTATGGAACTTTGACACTTGATGAAAAAGAAATAAATCATCCGGACTTTATACAGCAAGCCGGTAGCTTTAATATTAAGGAGATATAAACATGCGTACACTCGGAGTATCGGGAGAAAATCTCCCTAGTAAAAAAAGTTTAGTCGTCGAGGCTTCTGACTTTCTAATCGGCGGACTTATCGGCAAATTTGAACGGTCTTACAAGACAGCGTTCGGCGTTCAGAATATGAAACAATTTCAGGAAATATTCGGAATAAATTATTCAAGCTCCTGTTATGGTTATGACAGCGTCAATCTATTTTTTCAGAATGTTGTCGGAACTGATGCAAAACTATATGTTAAGTCTCATGTAGGAAATACCGGAACTGCATACGATGCAGTACAAGCAACGGCGGCAATTGTAGACACATTTCCGTCAACTCCCGAAACTACTTTTACAATCGGGGCGGCTTATCAGAATACAGCAGAATACGGAGTACATGGTAATCGAATCGGTTATAAGATTACAGGTGGGGCAAGGTTTACAACTGCATGTAACGGCGCACCTTCGACTGGGGATGCGTTTGTTGCGTTGAATAGCGTTGCCGGAATTAAAGTAGGCGACTTGTTAAAATTTACTCATTCAACAACTTATGTATATCATAAAGTTTTAACAGTAGATGAGTCAACTGGAAAAGTAACATTTACTGGAACTTTTGGAGATGCAACTTTTGTTGACGGCGATAAATGCGAAGTATGGGGAATCAAAGTACAGATATTTGAAAAGTCATTGACTGGAATTGAAAAAGAAGTTGAAACAGAAATCGGAAAAATATATTGTACTCTTGAAAGCGAAGTATCTGATTTTTACATTGACAATGTTTTTGCAAATCACAGATATGCTCAGATTACATCCGGAACACATACCGGAACGCATACACTACTCACAAAATACCCTGCTGATGTTTCGACCGTAACATATTTAACAGCAGGCGCGGCCGGTACTGCTCCGACAACTCTAGTAATGTGGCAATATGGTAATGAAACTGCATTCGATAATCTGCCGGTTAGATTTATAACAAATTGCGAAACTACACTTGCAACAGTTCATAAGAGTTTAGAGACTTACGCTCAAGGCAGATGGGACAACCCTAAAATCATAGTCAATGTGGCAAGCAATCAGACACTAGCACAGCTACAGTCAATCGGTCAATCGTACCAGCGGTCAGACAGAGTTCTATCAATTGCGGTTGCTCACTGGCTATATATAACTGACCCGTTCGCAACAAGTGACACAGCTCCGGCAAGGGCAGTCCCGTCATGCGGTGCAGTCATGGGTGCATGGATAAGAACAATCGGAACTCTGGGAATCCATTATATTCCGGTTAAGCAAACTTCTATATTCGGTGCGGTCGGTGTTTATGGTACTCAATTCACATCTGATCAAGATAGGACAACGCTTGCCACTGCCGGAATGAACTGTATCGAATTTCTACAGGGATATGGCTATGTAATAAGAAATCTATTTACAGGTTCAACTACAACAGAGTTTAAATTTGCAAATGGTATTCTCATGGGAGACTTCTTTAAAGTTTCTGGAGTTGACAGCCTGAACAGTTCAGAGAATACCCCGAACGCATTCAACAGAATACTTGAAAACAAAATGGCGATGATTACATTCTTGCGTAGACTTTGGGATCAGGGTTCAACTGGTAGCGTGCCAAAAGGTGAAACTTTTGGAATCGGTATAAATACAGACGGAAGTCCGACACGTTTTGAAGACCATGTGGAAGTCATTGCCGACATAGTAAATAACCCGAATGATAAAGTCGCACTCGGTGAAAGAAACATTGACGTTTATTATACATATCCTGCTCCTGCCGGTTCAATCCGTGTCAGAGTTGGAATCATGTTGAGATAAGGAGAATATAAAATGCAACAATCATATGATATGGCTGAAAAAGTAAGAGTATACATCGACGGGGATGAACTCCCCGGCCTTGTAAACTTTGCAGAATTGACAATGGAAATAAGTCAAATAGAAGTTCCTGAATTTGAAATTACCCGTCTTATAGATTCAGGAGTCAGAAAAATTCCTGCTATTGAATTGACTTACAAAATAGCTCGCGAAAGTAAAACTCTGAAATATTTACAAGACTGGTTTTTTAATAAAGAGACTCATGATTTATCTAAAGTGCGAGTCGATGCGGGCGGTGTAGAATTTGGCAGAACGCTTTTCCCATCTTGCAGATGTGTACAATACAATGAACCGGCTTATGATGCCGCCTCTCCGACTTATGCACAGATGAAAATCAAGCTTGCTCCGTGGGATATTTATCCCGTACAGTCTTAAAATAAAAAGATAAGAGGATAATGGATGGAGATAAAACTACCGATTCCGATTTATTTCAACAATGAAGTTTTCAGCGATTCGATAGAGATTAAAAAACCGAATGCCGGATGTATTGCCGATACAAAAAAGATTGCAGATACCGGAGACCAATACGGTGCGATAGCGTTTTTTATTGCTTCATGTATTGAGGGAATTATAACCAAAAACGACCTTGTAACCGATAAGGGTATAATCAAAAATGCAGTCAGGAATATGTCATATCGGTCGGCTGAATATGTCTTTACTCAAATAATGTTGTTGCGGCATAGCGACGATGGAGTTGAAGGGGTTTACTACTGTCCTCGATGTAAGACTCAAATTGTTTGCGAAGCTCGAAAAGAGAACGGAGAAATTGTCCACGATACAAGAGACTTTATAAAACAATTACAGACTACATTTGCCGATGGACTTGTAAATATTTCGTATTCATTTGCTGAACCGATTGAAATTAAATCGACAGACGGCAGAGTTTTAGAAACAATAGAAAGCTTTGTAATGAGACATCCAACTCTAGCCGATGCAATCACAGCAACAAGGAAAGTAGACAAGAATGATGAGTTAAGACAACAGTTTCAAATTTATGTTGAATCACTTGTGGAAGTAAACGGGCAAGACGTAGATAACAAATGGAAAAACAATTATGGATTGTTAATGTTTGAACGTGCCGACATCGACACTGATATTGTAGAAATTTCCAGAGAAGTAAATAAATACGGAATGGACAAGCGAGTAGAAAAGCACTGCCCGAAATGTGAAAAGGTATGGAGGCAAATAATAAATACCTCAAATTTTTTCGATTTAGAAGTCCCGCATATGTAAGTGGCGAAGTCGATGGGGCGGGATGGATTTTTAATAGCATCGAATGGCTTGATTTTACGAATGAATTTTTATTAGACGAGATATATGTGATAACTCAAATAACTAACGGCGGATTTTGTTATACAGAACTTAGGGAAATGGATTTTAATGACTATGAAATTGTTGTTAAAAAAACAGAACCAATAGCTAAAAAAATGAACGATGATATAGGCGGATGACATGGCCGGAAAAGAAGACGTAGAATTTACCTTTAGTCCAGATAGCTTTATCAAAGGCGTTCAGAAAATGAATGACGCCATGAATACTTTTGAAGTTAAGACAAAAGACAAGGGTGAGAAAGTTAACAAGACTACAGGAGGGATGTCGTCATTCTTGGTTGCTAAAGGA